GGAACTTGTATCCGCGGTTACGTACCGCGCTCTTCTGTACCACACGTGGTGCTGCGAGAGATGGACGGGCTAGGAGCACTGGCCTGTCTCACGCTGGCGATAGTGGCGGTGATCTTGGCCACACGCCGGTGTTACATGCGTTACATGCGCTCACCACGCCTTCGCATGTACAAGCTGCGCTTTTCGATTCTCCTCCGCACCTTCTGGAGGAGACATCACAGTGCCGTGCATGCCGCTGTGAACTACTTAGAGCGGCACATGGAGAACTTACCGGACAACACGCATAGTAGAGTGCTAGATGCATTCCGCGATTATTGCGAAACCCAGTACAAGCACACCATGGAAAATCACCACGGTGAATTTATCACGGTGTGCCCCGACATCATGAGAGTCAGGAACGCGTTGAAGCTTAGCGAGAAACACGTTCCCTTGATTGATGGGCACCCCCACGGGAAACGTGCCCGCGACCGCCTCATAGCGTTGAACACTATTGAAGAAGTCGCGTCGGCGCTGAACCTCAGGCTCTATTCTGTATCTACAGGACCGCGTGAGGAACGGCGTGGCTGGGACGGCAGCAAGGAACACCATTTTCTTATGGACCTTGTTATGCCAATCCGGCGAGATCGTATCTCCGATGACCACCTCGTCACCATGATAGACGTCGACTACTACGTGTCGCGTTCAACATTCGAGGAATACGCCGGTCACAAGATGGCAATATTCACCGTGAACGTTGACGCCGTAGGCGGATGCGACAGCGAGTCGCTCTGGCATGTCGATGGCAGTCTCTTCACCGAGCGTATCAACGGTGGCGCGGAATGGTGTCACCATGCATGGAACTACTCAGGCGCCACTTGCATCATTCGTGACTTACACAACGGTTTTTGGATGTACAATGTGGAGCGGTTGCGTCTACCGGACACAAATAAGATGATCGTGTTCTTAAACCCACAATACCATTGTCGCTACCCCTACAGCCTGATGGAGCTGCACTACGGGGAAGAGGCAATGGCCGACCAACAACTCTACAACGTCCCCGCAGTCTCTCGCCACTCCACTCCGATGGGCGAGTTCCGACTAGCGCGCTTCGGAGGCTCGCATCCTTATGTGAGCCTATCATACCTGGAGCCGTCGCGTCACGTAGCCAAAATACCCGCTGACGTGTGGGAAGGCCTCGTTGCGCGACGCAACGGCGTATCGTCTTTCGGCGCCGACGTTGTGGAAGCCCATTTGAAGCAAGTTGGATGCAAACAAAGCACAGCATCGGTCCTACTCATTACGTCCGCGCTTGCGCGTGTCCCCGAGCATATCAACTTTGTCGGGTACACAGCAGACCTCGACAGCTTGGAAGGCCCTCCCAGTGTGGCGAAACTGACGGCTCCACCTGTGGTGCCGCCAGCCACCGCATCAGGCCAGTCCCAAGCCGACATGGAGAAATCGATAGAGACGCTCA